TGTTTACTCACTTGTATACACTTACATACCTTTTCTTTTGATAGTTGTCCCATTTAGAGATGGACTTTCTCCGAAGATCATGTTAGCATCACGTTTTTTAACGTGTAACTAATATGTCCTTCATTTGAATTTTAATTGTTTTTAGGCATTGGTTACAGCCATAACCCTTTCATCCTATGACTAGAATGAATGAACATAGACGCAGAATTGAAGCATTGTTCGAGTGTACACATTTGTGTAACCCTTCTTACTATTATTTAACTTAACCTAATTGTTACTGGTGTTTATCATTAAACCTTAAAGGTCTTACCAGACCGATATGCTCCGAAAGGAGCCCAATTACTTTTTCTCAGATTTGTAGTAAACAAATTGTAAAAGACCTCATTTACCTCATATTTATGATATAAAATTGATTTGCCTTATGGCCCGGTTAGCTGTGTGACCTATTTAAGACACAGCCTTTAATGCCCTGGGGGGCGCTTCACAGCGCACCCCGATTAGACTCCCTATTGTTTCAGTATCATTAGTCTTATACATATATTTAAACGAACTTTATATGGCCGATGTGGACTTGTATCCACCCATACCATATATTGGAAAAACGAATCTATATGTTTGATTATTTGTGTTAATCTGAAATTGCGAAATCCTTCACAGGAGTAGTAGCGATAGGGAGCGAACCTTGAACTTTCCCAAATGACAATATTTTGTCTTTTGGTGAAGTTCATAGGTTCGTCGATCTAGTGGGCAAGAAGATTCTTTAAAACAAACTTTTTAAAATGTCCTTCTTGCTAATTATCGATGAACTTATGAGTTTCACCGTTTATTTTATTTTTGCCGTATTTTCTATTCTTTTCCCTCCTTCTCCCCAAGGAGGAAAGGAACATACTTTACGCAATCAGCTCGCAGTTTTAACTCGCAAGCATAACAAAACCCCTAAGGATTTTGCGGACATTGTCCGCATTAGATTAGCTCTTAAGAGCTTTTCTGGAAATAAATTCAACAGGGATAAAAGGATTCCTAAATTCACTCCTCACTCAGCGACTGAGAATCCTCGATTTAATCCGACTTATTTACGATATCAAAAGCATTTTATTGACTTCGTATTTACTTATTTTCATTTGACTTCTAGGAGAGAATATCTTTCTCATAAATTTAACAATTTGCGTAGAAAAATTTACTTTTCAAAGATTTCAAATTCCCTTACTTCCCCTTTTGTTGGTGGAGAACAATTTCTCCCCAAGATAGATGTTCAAAACTTTATTAGTTTAGACATTTCAAATTTTGAGAGAGTTACTCTCTTGATTATTTCTATCTCGGACTCTAAGAGTTATCTCGGAGTTTCCAGTGCCATTTTGCAATTCATTAAAACTGAATATTCTAAATCCTTAACTAGTATCTCTTGGGATGCTGTGGTTTCTTATTTGTCCCCAGTTGAACCCCAATCGGGTGAGGACTTTGTTGATACCATTAAGATATTTAGAGAAAATTTTGGAAAATTTTCTACAACAAAACTTTATCAATATATCAAAAAGTCTTTATCTTTAATTGTTGGGCTCGGTTATTGTCAGTTTTTGTCTGTCCCATTTACCATTAAGGGAATGGAAGTGTTTGATATGCAGATTCAATCTGCTAAATTTAATGCTTTCTCCGCTATGGACCTCACCGTTAATCTCGTTGAAGAGATGGGTAGAGTCTTTTCCGCTTGTTTTGTAAGTGGATCTTTGACTCCATTCCTTTATTCATCTAACGAGATTGAATCTATGGAATCTCTTTATTTAGAAATGATTGAAATTGTTCCTTATATGATCAATGGAGATTTAGAAGCCGTTGACACAACTCCAGAAATTTTCTGGACTAAGTTGGATAAGCTCAATAATACTCTCCTTTCCATGCATGCGGGTGCCAATCATCCTATTGAAAAGAACCTTATTTTCCAAAAATTAGTTACCGTGCGTAAATGGGTAGCTGAATATAATATTGTCCAAAATTCAGGAGCTCTTAGAGAAGCCCCTTTTAGCTTTTGTTTTCATGGTTTGTCTGGGGTAGGTAAAACTACCGCTGCAAACCTATTTAATATTTCTATTCTTAAAGCCAATGGTTTTGATTGTGATCCACAAAAGATTGTTACACATAATGAAAATGATAAGTATTTTTCCAATTATCGCGCTGATGTTGTGACTATCGTATTAGATGATATTTGCAATACTCGCACTGATATGTTGGAAGAATCTCCACTTGTAAACCTTTTGAAGTTTAAAAACAACAACCCAGAATATGCCGTTATGGCTGATCTTGCTTCTAAAGGTAAAATTCCTGTCCGACCTAAAACTTTGTTGTTGACTACTAATGTTCCTAACCTCAATGCTGGCGATTTTTCTAATGAGCCTCTATCTATGATGAGGAGAATAGACATGCATATTGGCGTGTCTGTTAAGCCTCAATTTAGAACTCCCGGGTATCATTATTTGGATCAGTCTTTGGTTATAGATTATATATCTAGTTTGTCCGAAGACGACCAAGTTTGTTCCGATATTTGGGATTTCACAGTCTTGAAAGCTATTCCTCACAGTTCAAGGACTGATGATAAAATGGTTAGTTATCTCAATTTGGTTGATGGAACCATAGTTAAGGACGTTAAGTGCCTGCCAGACGATATTGCCAAGATTGGTATAAAGGATCTTATACGCTTGGGCGTTAAAATGTCTCAAACTCATTTTCGCAATCAACGTTCTGTTGTTCGGAATGCTAATAAATTACATGAAACTATTCATATTTGTGACAAATGTTCTAATCCTAGATTTTGTTGTGAATGTGAAAATTCCGTTCAATACGGTATTGAGAGAGAAAATATTTTTGATCGGGTGGCTTATTACCAATCGTGTCAGAACTTGTACATGTATAGGTTGTTCGGAGCGACTTTCTTGAATTATCCTTTTATGCGTGTAATAACGTTTTTAGTTAAGCCTAAATTTTGGTTTGAATTTATTAAGTTAAGGCTTTTTACTCTAACAGTAGTTTGTCTTTATTGGTATACTTTTCCTAGTATGTGGAAACTTGCTATGTTGATTATTGTTTATTTAGTAGTCCACATATCCGTTTCCATGTTGGAGGAATTTGATCTTTGTATCAGAAATTCTTCTTTGGTTCCTGGTTATTTCTCGCAATTAGGAAATCGTGTTCGGGAAACCAATTTAGTTTGGCTATTTGGCGGATGTGTGACAGTATTTGCCGCACTTAAATTCGTTAAAAGCCTTATTAAGGTTTCAAAGGTGGATTCTCATTCTGGAGTTACTCCCGAACAAGAAGAAGCTTTGAAAAGAAAATTGGCTACTGTCTCGCAGTGGGATAGAACTATTGTCACACCTCTTCCTGCTACTCAACACGCAAAATGTATCACTACCGATAGAGCCATTACCAAGGTGGCCAAGAATGTGGTTTATGTGCGATATTTAGTTCCTGGTAAAGAAGTAACCACAACAAACGGATTCTTTGTTAACAGTAATATATTGTTACTACCTAGACATAATATTCCTGATATTGATTTTCAATTGCAGATAATAAGAAATATTCCTGATGCCCCCCATAACAAGTTTATGACCAAGATTTCTCGTGAAATGATATATACTTTTCCTGGTAAAGACTTCACGCTCATTTACATTTCCAACGGAGGAGATTGGAGCGATATGCTCCCTTATTTTCCGCTTTCTGAATTTCGTGATGTGGGATTTGTTATGCCTTACCGGGCACGAGATGGAACTATTTCCACTTTTAAAGGTAAAACTTCCAATGGAAATGTTACAAATGGTTTTACAACGTTCCCTGGAAGCAATTATTTCTTGAGTAAACCAACTTTTAATGGTCTATGTATGGCTCCTCTTATTAGTGATAGTGTTGCAAATATTATTCTAGGCTTTCATTTGGGCGGTGTATCCGATACTACCCGTGGATGTTCAGGACGTTTGCTTTTTAGTGAGATAAGTTCTGCTATAATAGAATTGCAAAGAATGTGTAATTTGCCGATTGCCACTTCTGAAGGTGTCCTCAGAACTTCCGTTTACGATGCCAAAGTCTATGATGGACCAAAGATAGACAAAAAGTCTCCCGTTAACTATTTTTCTCCAGACATCCCGATAGATGTCTATGGATCATGTCCGGGGGGTACCTCTTATTACACTAAAGTAGAGAAGTCTCCTATTTCAGATCTTGTAGCTTCTCATTGTGGCGATGAGAATATTTATGCAGGACCCAAATTTGGTCCAGAAACTTGGAAACCGTGGTATAAAGCTTTGGAAGGTTATAGTGATGTAGCTGTCGGCCCCTACCCTCACGTTGTGAAGTGGGCGACCGACGACTATATCAAGCCTATCGTTGATTATGCTTGCCAATATCCGGCGTTCACTGATCTTAAACCTTTATCCGATCGAGAAGTTCTGAACGGTATTGAAAATGTTCGCTTTATCGACAGAATGGATCGATCTAAATCTGTTGGTTTCCCTCTATCCGGTCCTTTGTCTAACTACATGGTAGTTGATGAATTGGACGGAGGGGAAGTAATTTTGGATCAGTTATTTTGGGATGAAGTTAGGACAATGGAAGATAACGCCTTAGCCGGTGTTAGATCCTATCCTATTTTTAAGGCTTCATTAAAAGATGAAGTTACCAAAGTCACAAAGGATAAGGTGAGAGTTTTCACCGCTGCATCCTTAGCACATAAGTTGGTGCTCCGTAAATATTTTTTGCCAATTACAACCATATTTTGTGCAGATCCTACTATTTCGGAGTGTGCCGTAGGAACCAATGCCTATGGTACCGAATGGTCTGAGTTGATAGCCCATGCCACCCAATTTGGAAAAGATCGTATTATTGCTGGAGATTTCAAAGCATATGATCAAAAACTCCCTCCTGGAATAACTAGGTCTGCCTTTTCAGTCTTTATTAGACTTGCAAAGGTACTTAGTTACAGTGAGAGAGACATCCGTATTATGGAGCATCTCGTCTCTGATGTGGTTCATGCCACAGTTGCGTATAATGGAACTCTTATAGGGTTCAATGGTTCGCAACCTTCAGGTCAAAATCTCACTGTTTTTATTAATAATATTAGCAATGGGATTCTTCACCGAGCCGCTTATTACGACTCTTATACTGGGGATAGAAGTAAAATTCCCCCTTTCCGTAGTATGGTAGGAGCGATATTTTATGGGGATGATTCCACAGGAAGTATTCACAAGAATTGCGATTGGTTTAACAATATTGTGATGTCTTCAAGAATGGATGAGTATGGGATGACCTATACTCCCCCTGATAAAGCCGGAACTCATCCGGCATTTCGACCACACGGAGAAATTAGTTTTCTCAAGCGTGATTCTCGCTTTGATCCAGAATTTGGATATGAAGTAGGAGCACTTGAGAAAACATCTATTTATAAATCTCTCCATTGTGTGATGAAGTCGAAATTTATGTCTCCTAGTGAACTTTCTGCCACTAACATTGATAATTCCCTAAGGGAAATGTTTTTGCATGGCAGGGAAGACTATGAAGATTTTAGAACGAAGATTACCAAAGTTGCTCAAGAAGCAGAATTGGATCATCTCTGTTCGAACCTAACCAAGCCATTTGACGATTGTCTTATTGCTTGGAAGGAGAAATATTGTACTGGTTACGGAACCATAGGTTGCTAATATGGTTACGCTTGCATGTTTCTTGTAGCAAAAACAAGTCCTGAACAAGACTATAAAATGTTCCTTATTGTCATCTGGTAGGGTGACAAAGTATGTTATCTACCACTAATCCTAATAAGAGATGCCAGGACTCGCAATCCCAACCTGGCCCCCCTATGCGTGTTCGAGGACCACCAAAACCTCGAGGAGTGGATGCTCCGTCTTATTCACCTATGCAATTAGTCCAATTCTTGGCTCACTATGAAAGTGAGAGAGAGAAGAACAGGCGTTTAGTGAATATTACCCAACCTCTTCCGGCTTATAAGCGGGAAGAATATACTAAACTCTTTACTGAGTTAGACGTTACTGACGGACTACCTTATGAAAAAGTTAGAAAGAATTTGTTTGCTCCGGAACCTGATGAGATTCCGACTGACAAAGATTTAGACGAATATATGTCACCACAGAGTGGTATTGTCAAAGCTGAAAATCCTGATACTGTATCTTCCTCTGTTACTACATTTGTAGACGAAAATAACGATTGGACTAGTGGGATTAATCACATGAAAGACGATTCTTACTATGCAGCAGACACAGGAGACGTATCATTGTCTGCGTTCTTTGCTCGTCCAATTGAAATTGGAAGGGTAGATTGGGCTAGTAATGCTACGAATACTGTGTCTTTGGATTTAGATCCATGGTTATTGTTTTGGGCCAATTCTCGTAATGTGAATAGGATTGCCAATTATCGTAATCTTCGTGCTAACCTCAAGGTTAAAGTTATGTTGAATGGTTCTCCTTTTCACTATGGTCGTGCTATTTGCGTCCATAGTCCGATGGGAGCTACTGACGATTATTTGGATTCTAATAGTCTCACGCAGCTATCACAACTTCCACATTTATATATTGATCCTTCCACGTCTCAAGGTGGTGAAATTACTATTCCGTATATTCACCACTTCAATTCCTTTAATATTCTTACTGCGGACTGGACGGGCCGTTCTAGGGTTTATATCCGAGGAATGACCCCATTGGGACATCTTGCAGGCAGTACCGGTAAAATTACTATTACAGTGTTTTGTTGGGCTGAAGATGTGGTTCTCTCGTGTCCAACGAGTAGTAACCCTAACACTTTATCTCCACAAGCTGGTCCAGAAGATGAATACGGAAAAGGAATTATTTCTCGTCCTGCATATGCTGTTGCACATCATGCTGGGCTCCTGCGGAATGTGCCATTTCTTAGACCTTATGCAACTGCTACCCAAATTGGAGCTGGTGCGCTAGGGGATGTGGCCCGTATGTTTGGCTTTTCTCGTCCTACCAATGTTTCAGAGACCAGATTTGCAAAACCGTCACTGACACAGACTTTTGCTAACGCTGATTCTTCCGATACTTGCCCCAAGCTCACGTTTGATTCTAAACAAGAAACATGTGTGGATCCTAGGACAGCCGGATTTGGACCCCTAGATCACATGGCTTTTAAGAATATAGTCAACAGGGAATCCTATTTGACTCAATTTAAATGGAATAAAGAAACTGACGGTGCTGGCACAATGTTATTTAACATTGGGGTTAGCCCTTGGCATGTTAACCAAGATCGAAATCCTCCAGGAGGAGACGGTCCTTTCGATATGCCCGCGTGTGCTTTTATAGCAATGCCCTTCCGTAAATGGAGGGGATCACTTAAATTTAGATTTCAATTTTGTGTTTCCCCTATGCACAAAGGAAGAGTTAGGATCAGTTACGATCCCGCTCTAGCTCCTAATGGAGAGGTGGAAACTAATACTGCACTCAACGAGATTGTAGATATTGGGGCTACGAATGATTTTGTCATAGAAGTTGGATGGCATGCTCTGGAATCATATAAGGTTGTTAGTAAACCTGGAACTGTTCCCACAAATCAGTTATTCGGCAGAAATCCTTTGGTTCTTAATCCTAACAATAGACACAATGGGGTTCTTTATTGCCATGTGGTTAATGAATTGGTTTCTCCTTCCACAGCGCCAGCATCTTCCGATATTGGCGATGTCTATTGCAATGTTTTCTTATCAGCAGGAGAAGATTTTGAAGTCGTAGATCCAGATGGAAATTTCTTTGAGAGCTATTTGTATCGCCCCCAATCCGGAACAGAAGTTTTAGCTTCTGATTCCTCTGCTCCCGAGGGACCTCCAGTCCTTCGAAAATTCGGGAATGGATGCGATCCAAATCACACTTTGATTTATCATGCTGATCCTGTTGTTTCCATTCGAACGCTTGTGAAAAGATATACTTTTTACAGGCGTAACATTTCCGCTCCATTTTCAGGGGCAGTTAGTCCTTATGTTTGGACTTTGCTCCAGAGTCCTTACCCTTTGCAAAAAGGTAGGACTGCTGGGGGGAGATTGAACGGAATCAATTATGTCCATTTTATTCCTCTGACTTATTTCGCAGCAGCTTTTGTTGGTTCTAGAGGAGGAGTAAGACACAAGATGATGTTATCGTCATCTTTTAATGCAGATCATATCTGCTCCATTATGCGTGTGGGATGGCAGGCCAATGAGTCTAATGCCATACGCATACTGGAACAACCAGTTAATTCTGTTTATAACCATGCCAATACTTTACTCCAGAGAAATACTGGATGGGGTGGTATGGCAGTAACCCACAGTAAAATTTCGCCCTTGATCGAGGCAGAATTTCCAAATCACTTCGAGAGAAGATATTATCGCACCCGAGATGCCAATGCGGCAGGTCAGGGTTCGGAATTATTTTATCGTGTGGAAGTGGCTGGAGCTCAGGCTCCACAAAATGCCACTATCACCCTCGATGATCATGTAGCTGCCGCAGACGATTATAGCTTATTTTGCTTTCTCGCTGCGCCAAGCTTGTATATAGGTACCCTCACGTAATTTTTCATTACGTCTAGGGAACCCACATTTGTATATTTGTATAATATAATGCCAACAGTCATACTGTAATCCTACGAGTAACCCGTAGGTGCGCTTATTGCGCGAGGAGCCATTATGGTATTCCCTAATATATATTTAACGTAAGTTTTTTGTCCATTAGGGTTGTACCCCGATGGCTCTTTTTTAGTACGTTAC